GCAGAAACGCTTTCGCGTTCTCCCTCTATCAAGGCGGCAGATCGCCGAGTACGTAAGACTGTCAAGAGAAAGGCGTCGGCTTACTCGAAAGAGTTTGGTAGACAGATCAAGAAACTCAAGCGGGCCCATCCGAGGACTCCCGTCACGCGATTGATGAAGAGAGCCCATACTGCAACCCGGAGGGCTCGCAAATGAGCAGGCAAACAAAGTACAAGGTGGGAGCGTTCCGCACCCTCAGAGGCGCTGGGGGGGGGGACCATGATACCCCGATCCACATCAGACTCTCTGACGGTGACATCACGAACGCATGGCGTATAGTGAGTTTTGATGTCTCCTCGCGCTCGGCAGTCGCGACAGATGACGACGTAGTGGGTAAGATCTGCACCGAGGAACGTCCCGGGACGACTGGGGCCGGTTGGGACTGGGGGTCAAATGTTGAAATTGCTTGGGCATCGAACGCAGTGAACGCCGGAACGATCCGACAGACTATGGGCGAATACATAGACAAAGACGCAATCATCATCGATGATGTCTACGTCTACCTCGCTGACGCATCCAGTGCAACAGAACTCGTAAACTACATGATACGAATGGAACGGATCAAGGTTGACCTAGATACAGGACTAGCGGCAGTGGTAGCAAACAAAGCACAAGCCGGAGCGTGACAGAGCACCTCGTCACTGACACCAGGATCACCGTCGTTGGTGTGGAGTGCATAAGTCTTACAACTTGCTGTTACAGCCTACGAATTTTAATTCGATTATGCACCCAAAACCAACGACGGTGATCCTGGTGTCAGTTACGGCGAATCCATGAGGCGATTCGTGCCCAGATGGTGCTTCGACCCCCCATTGGAGGGGCAGGTTTCGACGTCGAAATCTCATCGCAGTGATTCATCCACCACTGGACCCGCTCTCGGAGTTCGTGAACGGTGTTGCCATCATCGTCGCCACCGAAGTAATAGCAGATAGCCTCGCTGATGAGGGCGGACTTCCCTCCCAGTGATCGAGGGTAGGTCAGACGGTCAACGATGTCTGCCGCTCTGCGGGTTAGTCTGAACGAGTGGGTCGCCCCCGATGCTCTTCGGGGCTTCATTCGTCAACCCACCTTACGAGCAATCCACAGATCGAGCAGTGATACTCTCTGTTCACATCTGGATGCCATAGCCAATGAGCATGGCATCCACAAATCCCTTTCATCCTAGAACCACTCCGGATCTCTATCGTCGGATTGTTCCCTTGAGACCCTGCGCCCGAAGTGCAAGTCGGCCAATTCGACCTGCGCCTTCTTCAGAGCGTCCCTCAGGATAGCCACCTGCGCTTCCAAATAGAGCAATCTTGCGTAGATCTCTCCGATTTGGCGTTTACTTTCATTTTCATCGTCCTCCCTGTCTGATAAACCAGCCATACGGGGTACGTAGGGGGGTTCCTTTGTAATATTACGGGTTCCCTGACCCGAGAAAACGGGGTACGGAGCCGTTTGCCATGCAATCCGTTCCGAATGAGCCGGTAGCCATGACCAGCATGGCCACACTCTCGGACTATCAAGATGTCTCTTGTTCTGTGTTCGCAACCATGATAAGCGAGGTTTCTCGCTGCTCGGGTTCTATGGCAAAGAAAGAATCAGACGCGTTCTTCATTAGAGCGGCAGTTAATCACGGTACAGCAGCGGGTTTCCAACAGGAAACGATTGATATGGGGGCTTTCGTCGATGCACTCGGAAAGTCAGTTGTCAGAATTCATAACTGCCAAGTGCAGATCGTGGATGAGGACGAATACGAGAAAGGCCCTATTGGAACAGCCAATAGCCAAGGTCTGAATGTCCGCTACCAACTGACAACCCAGACACAGGACGATCTCGTGCGTCCCGACGATAAGAGCCTAGTCGCTTCTGGGAACTACATCTGCCAGTTTGGGTCCGGAAACCAAGTCGTTACCCTGCTTGACAATACCTTTGACCTAGGTCCCCAAGAATGGACCAAGGGCTATCTGATCGCAGTGGACAATCTCTATCTCGGTGTGGACCACGATGCTGGCGAGACGTCGGCTGATGGGTACTACGCTTGCATTGTTCTCGAATGCACCGTCGAGAAGATGGACGAGCGCGCAAGCATGGCGCTGGCACTCAGTCAGCAATGAGGGCCTAGCATGGCTACCTGCCCCACGTGTAGAGCCATACAGGCTATTCTCATGGCGGGAGGGCTTCCACCCTCAGAGGCAGAAACGCTTTCGCGTTCTCCCTCTATCAAGGCGGCAGATCGCCGAGTACGTAAGACTGTCAAGAGAAAGGCGTCGGCTTACTCGAAAG